AAAGTAATCTGTGTGATATGCGTCAAACACTGGTACATCTAACTCACTACAAGCTAATATTTGAGTGTTTACATAGTCCTCAAGTGTTAACCCTAGTTTGTTTTTGTCCGTGTCTTTACGGCGTATTGTTGTACCACTCATAGGGCATTGTCTTGTAGCTGTCATCACTAGTATTTTTGAATCTGGATTATTCTTTCTAATAACTTCAATTGCAGAACAAAAGGCACCGTAAAACGTTTTTGTATCCGTTTTATCAGTGCCTATCGGTACGCCTGCCCAATAACCGTGTAACCAGTCATCATCAGTGCCTTGTAATATGATTAGGTCTCCTCTTATTTGCTCTGCTTGTCTATAAATGCTGTTTTCTACCGCTTCTTTACCTATTGGAACTGTTGCCATTGTTGCGCCACCTCTTGCAAGATTAGTCGTTTTGGCTTTCAATTTCTTGCCTAACATTTCTGTGAAATTAGTTTTTGCGTGCGACCCTCTAGCTACAGAGTCGCCAATCGTTCCAATTGATTTGATGTTTCTTATACTTGATTGACTAGTAAAGTCGTACATGATCGTACCATTAGCAGTTGTAACTGTTTTAGTATTCATCTTATCGACTTTAGCGTTTATTTTTTCATTCTGCTTAACCAATTCATTATTTATAGATAAACTTGCGTTAACTTTTGCGTTTAATGCTTTTAGTTCTTTAGATGGGTCGGATTTTGTAGATTTTACGCTTTTAACATAATTTGCAGCATCATGAACTGCTTTGTTATAACGATTACGCCTTGTAAAGTCTCCTAATACTACATCTTGCTTAGTGATATTATTGTACGCATCTCTATGTGTAGTGATTTCGACTATTCTCACTAAGTCGTTATATCCTATGGCAGAATCCACCACTCTAACAACATCACCTATTTTAGGGTTAGCTTCTGGGAAATGTTCACGTAACGCTACAAAGTCTAAGGAAATAGAAGCAGTGACACTTTTCTTTATCAATAACTCCATTGCTTTTTTTAAACTATCTTCTTTTTTAATACGTCCATCAACAAGCGGTGGCGCTTCTCTTTTACCTATCAATTGTGCTAATGGATGAGTGAATTCAATTTGTAGTCCCGCTTCTGCAAAAGTCTGTTGTCCATCAAAATCACCATAACCTTTAATAAAGGTATAACATTTAGATGCATCTTCTTGTATTTTGACGTTATCAGCATTCACACCAGCTTTAATGTAATAATTGGCAAACTTAGATAATTCATCATACAAATGAAACGTTTTTAGTCTTTGCATCGTATTCATATTCGAGATGATAACGCTCAAGTCCTTTTTTAAAGATTTCTAATCGTGTATCTCCTTTGCCTAATCCCTCGAATTTAGATGCATCTACTTTTGGATGTAATACATACTTATAACCCGTTCCTTTAAAGACAGTATTGAAGAACTCAACGCCTGTAAAACTTTCGTTATACTCTTGGTAAATCCTAGAATTGTTAAGGTCATCAAGTTCTTTTTGCCTAGCTTTGATATCAAGCCTTATTTTTTCGCCAATAGTAGACTTATCAAGTATGACAATTACATATTCGTTGAAATCATCTTCACCTTCAACATGAGTGATCGTCCACATTTTAGTTATAGCACCTATTGCGTCAAACGTACTCGCGTTCTCGATAATAGTTAGATCCAAAGAACTATCTTCATTTAGCTTTTTACTTACCTTTGTACTAACATTAATAGCGTGCCCTACACCCTGTAGACTTTTTAATAAAATTGGCATAGGCTACTCCTTATCTAAAATATAATTTGTGTCTAAATGTAATTTGTTTCATTACTTTATTAGACTTGAATCGATTCCAGCCTGGATATAAAACCGGTTGTTCTAAAGTTTTATTAAAAGAATCTATATTTAAATAACCTCTATAGGTATGTTTACCGTCGAAGATTATTTTATCTCCGGCTTTTAAATCAACTTCCTTAATAACTGAGATATTTCCTTTATCTGTATAGAAAGTGAATCCATCCTTATCATTAGCTTTAACATCTTCAGCTAACTCTATTTCAACAACATTAAACTGATTAAACTGTGTTAAAGGAACATCACCGTTATAATAAACTTCTCCTGAGTTAGTGTTGTAAAATGTCATTTGACGCCTCTTATCACCTTCGTTTGTAGGCAATCTATCAGGTACCGACCATTTTTCAGGGTCGTTATTACTTTCAAGATCAGTACTATAACCGACACTTTCAAAGTATGGTAGTTCGGTTGTTTCAAACGACAAAGAAAATTCCCCTGATGTTTGTGTTGTGTCAAAAGAAACTTCACTTACTAGTCCTACAAAAAGTTGTCGTCCATCAACATAATCAAGCTCAAATGCTTGTTTGTCTTTTGGTATATCTAATATATGCTCATACTTAATTGAATTGTCTGGTGTAGCTAATTCCCTTAAATAAAAACGTCCAGCAAATAGTGCTTGGACGTCTGACTTTAAATGTGAAGCATAAGCAATTTTAGGTACTTTATACCTTATCTTAATCTCTACTTTTTTAAGTTCTTCTTTAGCGTAATTATGAAATCTACCATCAATACCCTCTATATCAGAATAGTTACGATGATATCCTGCGCCTGTAACGTTATATTCAACTACTTCCAAGTGATTATAAGTGAAAGGATTGTCACTGACGCGATACTGCAAACCATTCCTTATTACTTCTATATCGTGCGCTATCAACTAACAAACCTCCCTTATAATAAGTTGAAACTTCCGTCTATAGCGTTCATGTCATCAATGCGTGATTTAATTAAATCAAGGTCGCCCTCATTTCTAATCGTTACATTCACAATAGGTCTATTATTTTCTTTTAAGCTATGTTGAACATCGCTAGTCATGTGTCTGTCTATAGAAGTACTTACAGGATCTACTATACTATCTGTCAAAGTAGAGGATAGCTCTTTATTAAAGGCACTGCCAAAGTCTGTAGCAATTACTTTTGCTTGCGATACCGCTAAACCTTTACCTAAGCTACTACCTCCACCGTGTCCACTTACGAATGAAGTTACAGAGTCCCAAGCTGATGAAATCGCATCGCCTACCGCGCTGACTACTTTGTGCGCAGCATTAGCTACACCCTCAGCTACTTTGCCGATTAATTCCGCTCCGGCATTTAAGAAATCACTGAAGAAACTTTTAATCTTACCAAGTGCATCACTCATACCGTCACCTACATTTGAGACAACTCTTTTAAACCCATCAGCTACTTTACTCGCGAAACTTGTAACTGTATTCCAAATGTTAGAAACCCATTCAGAACCTTTTGTGATAATAAAGTTTAATGCTTGTCCCATTTTTTCAGCTACACTCCAAGCAACACGACTGAACCAACTTGTAACAGTGTTCCAAATACTGCTAACAAAATTAGTGATTGTACTCCATATCTGTGACCAACTTGTACCAAACATAGAAAGTGTTCGATTCATTACGCCAGTTAAAAAGCCGATAATTGACTCCCAAACTGATTGCATGTATTGCCAAATCGTATCAAGCACATTGGTAACCGTAGTTTTAATAGTCTCCCAAGCACCTGAGAAGTCGCCAGTAAGCAACTGAATTAAAGCAGTGAACAAACCTACTATGATTTGGACTGCTACGGATATCACTGTTCCTATGGCTTGGAACGCAATTGTAATTAAAGTCCACAAACCTTGTATGATATTCATAACGTTTGTAATGATGCCTATTACCAAAACACCTAAAACTTGCATGAATATTTGTCCTAATACTTGCAATATAGGCATTATCGGTTGTAAGGTAGATTGGATTTTGCCCCACAATTCAGTTAACCAGCCGACTACACCTTGAATCGCACCAGAAACTGCCGTTTTAACACCGTTCCACGCTTCAGTAATAGTATTTCTAAAGTTCTCGTTTGTTTTCCATAAATAAACGAGGACACCAATGAATGCACCAATTACTGCAACAACTGCTAAAATAGGTGCTGAAATCGAACCGAATGCACCTATTAATGCTTCCGTAGCTCCAGTAACTAAACTTGATGTTCTAACGAAGTCTAAAATCTTTTCAGTGACGCTGAATAAGCTCAAACCAAACACATTTGTAAGTACACTACTTATAGCAACAATCGGAGCCATTAAAGCCCAAAATACACCGCCTAAAATACCCATAACGCCAGCAACTTGTGCTATAGCTGGGTGTGTTTCGAATAGTTTAGCGATAAATCCAGCTAGATTAGTGATAAAGTCTAACAATTTACTAGCTATAGGAGCCATTGCAGTACCAAAAGCAACTAATGCTTTTACGATATTACCGATTAACTGCATAATAGTAGGACCATTCTCTTGAACATAACTGATAAAGTCTTTAAACCCTTGTGATTGTCCTACTTGTTCTGACCATGCTCTAAATTGAGAAGTTAATTTAACCAACCAATCAAAAAATGTTGGAACTGTTTTGTGCAAAAGCAATCATTAAATTACCAATACCAGCGAACACATTACCAAATATCTGACCAATCTTAGGTAAGTTAGTGGTAGTGTAGTCAATAAACGCTTTAATAGCATTCTGACCAGCTACACTATTAGCCCAATTTTGGAAAGCTATAGACATGTTCTGTAGTCCTTGAGACACAAATTTGAACAACGGCATTAATTGAGTGAAAATGTTAACTAATCCGTCGCCAAATCGTCCTGCAGCGTTCAATAAATCTCCGAAGATTGCGCCACCTATGCTATTCAATGCTTCAAACGCTTTCTTAGCTGTTTCGGAATGTTTAACCCAATTCTCAAACTCGCGTGCGTTTGCTTCAACTAGCATAGATACTTCGGATAAGAATGGTTTTAATTGAGACATCGCACTTGTAACGCCTCTGATACCTGCTGACATCGCATTAAAGATACTTGCTTGATTCTCTTTAACAATATCACGCCATGTAGTTTTTAACTGATCGCTCGCATCTCTAAAGTTTTGAACTTCTTTCGTTACTGCCAATGTTCCATCTTCAACCATTTTAAGAGCGCTAATAGCCATTGCACCAAAGCCAACAACTCCAAGACCTGCGACAGAGAATGCGCCAACTAAACCTAAAACGCCACCACCTAATACACCAACCGCATTAAGTACTGCCATTATTGCAGGTACTAATCCGGCAATCACTGGTATCAATGCTTGTATACTAGCAATCATTAAGCCTTTAACTTGTTGTGCAAAAATTGTACCAAATGTACGAATTTTAGTAGCTAGCGCGTCCATTTTCTCACTATAATCAGTTAAGGACTGATTCAGTGCCTTAGTTAAAATTTGGGTTTTTGTCATACCTCTCGTATCGAAATTAACTTTTATTGTTTTGTTGTGTAACGTGGCCAACATCGTTTTTGCACTAGCAATTGCACGTTTTAACGGTGAATTATTACCATCTATTTTAACGTTATGTTCACGCCATTTTTGCGCCATAGCTTTAGCGCGTTGTAAAGCTCTTTGGAATCTTGAAATATCTGCTTTTACATCTGTTTCAATTTCGTTTGGTACAGACGTCTTTGCTAATCGTTGAGCTTTCCTTACGTTGCTTTGGAAATCTCTAATATTGGCCATAATCTTTGCCATAAAATGAGTATCCAAAGGCTAACCTCCTTTCGATTCAAGGAATTTTCTTGTACCTTCTTTGAAGAGTTCACGTCTTCTTTTTTCTTCTTCTAATCTAACTTTTTGTACACGAGCATAGCTACCAGGTTCTCTTATTTCGTAACGTTGTTTCTCAATGTCACGAATCATACTAGTTAGCCTCTTAGAAGCTTGTACTAAGCCGTTAGCTTGCGCTTGTTCAATTAATAATTGTCTTTGATCTAGGTACCTATCCTGACCACCAATAAGCCAATCACGCCATTCAGCAGGTGTTAGTGCTAACAATTCATGTTCAGGGATATATCCTAAATATCTAGCTGTCAGTTGCCTTATTTTTGAGTAATCGTGTAAGGTTCTGCGCCCATGATTTCCTTGTAATTCTCTTTCATCATTTCTATGCCTGCTTTCGTCATTTCTTTGTCCTCGCTTTTGGCCATATTCGGTGCTTTGTTCAATGTCATCCAGTACGAGCGACTCTCCCTCTTGAAAAAACCACTATTGTTAAGTTTGTCCAAAGCCCCTTGTAATAACGGCAAAGTATCCTCGTTTTCAGTGATGAAATCATCAATCGCTTTTTCTAATTGTTCTCGAGTTGGTGGGTTTTTTAAATAAGCAGTAGCACATTCCCAAAATTGTAAAATCGCTTTGTTTCTAGATTCTAGCAAACCGTTAAAGATAACATTGAATCCTGGCATTGCTCCTTTTCTCCCATCTTCGCTATCTTCTGAGAATTTTTCAGCTTTTCGGTCAAATGCAAATGTTACTTTTGCTTCTACTTCGTAATCTTTTTCTCCGTCATTAATTTTTAATGTTGTAATTGGATTAAATTCAGTCAAAATATATACCTCTTTTCAATTTTTTTATAAAAAAATAGGGAGCTTACGCCCCCTTGATCTATTAGTTTACATAGAATGGTCTTCCGTGTGTGAATCAGATACAACACTAGCTTTCTTTTGATTCTCGAATGTTCCGACTTTTTCGCCGAATTTTTCGTATTCAACTGTAGGCGCACCTGCAGCTTCAAACCACTCTTTCGGCAAGTTATCTTCAGCACCTTCTGCTGTATTCCATTTAACTTTTAATGATAGTTCGATTTTGTCACTTTCATCATCAAATGACATTTCAAATGATTCTGGAACAACATAACCAAACATTCCGTGATGTTTACCGTCTGCACGTTTATTACGCTCATAAAGCCATATACGCAACTGTCCACCTGTTTGTACAGCGTGTTTCACTGCTTCAATTCCTTTATCTCCAGGCACATTACCAATTGTTAATTTAAATGATTCTGACATTGCATTGGGAGAATAGTCCGTTTTACCGCCTCGTACTATTTCAGCTAAATCATTTTCAATCGTATGTCCACCTTCTTGTAAGTCAGCTAATAATAAAGATTCTACTGGATCTAAGTCAGTTTCAGCTGGACGTACAACTGCTAAATAGTTTTTTTGCGCCATTTAATACACTCCTTCGTTTTTCTTTTTATGTCTGTACTTAAATAAAAGCCGTATCGTGCCATGCTTAGTAAACCTGTCTATATCAGGGAATACTGCTTGACTATCGATACGGCTATATTGGAATTCGTAATTTTCTATCTCTATAGTCCTGTTTAGCACATAGCCTATTGCGCTTAAAATGAGCTTAGCCTCGTATTGTGTAGCGAACTGTGAATACACATGTATGACAATACCAACTGTTTCTCTCATTGTTGCACTAGATTCGTTGTTAGTGACGTTTGATTCACCCACAACAATATATGGGTAAACAGCGTCATCTTGAACAACGTCAAAGACCCTATCACCAACTATTTTGTTAATGTTAGGGTCTGAGATTAATCTTTTATATATTTGATTTGTAAGTTCAGGTTCAACTGATACCCACATATTTAACCACCTCTATGAAAAATACTGCTCGAATGTCTTGCGTCCTGCGTCAATTGCAGGGTTCCAAAACGGCTGTGGCGCTTGTCCTTTAGTAGTATGCCATTTACCGTTAGCGTCTTTATAACTCCACGGTATCTTTTTAGCGCGACTACCTTTAGTGGCATAAATACCTGTGCCGTACTCAACATAAACACTATATTCTGCACCTACATTGATAACTCCTGTTAGACCGTTGTTCTCAAATCGAAAGTCTATACTTTCTTTCAAAAATCCTAAGTCAGCAGGAGCTAATGCTACAGCAGTGTTATATATCTTCATCGTTGTTTTAGCGATACCTTTTTTAACCCACTCTTCTATTTTCTTATCGAACTTATCCAATTCAACAACCATGCTATCAGCACCGTACTTAACTTTTGCCATATGGCACCTGCTTAAGTCGTAGTAACTTAATTTCATGTTGTCCGCCCTGATCTACAGAATCACCTTCAATACTAAAGATTCTACCCTCATACTCAAATAAATTGTTTTTAGATATTGGCAAGTCATAAGGTACATATAGGTTTCTGTCATATTCTTGTGACATTTGATGAAATTTTAGTTGTTCAGATGTAGTAGGCGTATCCATAAATCCTTTAATTGTTTTATCGCTTACAAAGCGCTCTTGTATAATTGGATACTCTCCTACTTTTTTGATACTTCCAATAGAAATAGTGTGAGGGAATTCGTCGTATGGGTTAAACACAAACAACACCTCTACCTTATTGGTTTAAACGGATGAAACTTTGCTCGTTTATACCTGTTTAATACTCCACTAATGTAATCAGGGACACCATCGTTATAAGTGTACGACACTGTCCCCATACTTCTTGACTTTAAATTCTTTTTAACTTCAGGTCGTTGATAATACTCTAGGACATCTGCGACATACTTTTTGATTGAGTAAGGATAAATGACTTGACCATCTTTCATAAAATCATTGTTTGTTATATCCCTAACATCTTCTAGTATTCCGTCAACTTCCATCTTAAATATTTCTTCTTCATCACTTTTAACTTCCACTCCATTTTTCTTGAGTAAAAGTTTAACATCTTCATAAAGAGTCATTTTTATCACTCGCTCTTATCAGACGTAGTACGACGTGATTTAACCTCTTTGTAACCGACAAGACTGTAATAAGAGTCAAATGCCTTCTTTGTAACAGTAATAGTCATATTGTCTTTTTTTACCTTAATCTCTTCTGCAGGATTAGCCATCATATCTCCTCCTATTCAGTTGGTTTAAGCGTTGCGAACGCTTCTGGTTTAACGTTCATGTATGCAATATGCATCGTCGCACGTAAAGCGAACATATCACGTTCAAATAATGATACTGGTTGGCCAGAAGCATCTGATGCTTGTAACGTCGTTAACGTGGCATCTTCAGAAATTGCATACTCAATACCTTGTAAGATACCGTAACGTGCGTAATCCCAATCACCCATTAGTGCTAACGATTTCTTTTTGTCGTATACATCCGCTCCAGTATAAGATAGTGGTAATCCCATAATCTCGTTCCCGTTAGCATCAAATAATGGTCTGTCATTAGCATCTAAAGCATTACGCATTTTACTTCTGAATGAACGTGTAGTTAATACTCCGTTTGGATCTAACTCTTCATCTTCAATAGTAGCCATTAATGCCGAAAGGTCTACGTATAAATTATTAGTATCTGTAACAACGTTACCTTTCTCTTCTGCGCCTTCAACAAGCGGTTTACCACTAGTTGAAGTGTTGTAAGGTGATTTAGTACCAAAGATAACAGCTTGGTCAAACGCTTTGTAAAATGCCTCTGCAATTAGAGGTTTAACCTCATTAAAGAAATCTTTTGCAGTCCATTTAAGAAACTCTTTTGATAACGGAATAATTACACCAATTTTCTTAGCTTCCATTTCTGCTTGTGCATATTCAGGCTTAGAAGTTTGAATACGTTCCGTTTCTGATACCCAGTAGGCGCCTACACCTTTTGCTAAGTAAGTAAATTTTTTCTTTTGTGCTGTCATTGGCTCATTTTTAGCTAATTTCATAATTGCTGAATTAGCCATAATGTCTTTCATGATTAAAGTACCTTGTTCTGCTGGAATAACGCCGTTTTTAAAATCCGATAAAATAACATTGCCTGGCGTGTATGTTGGAGTTGCCATATTTTATTACCTCACTTTATTTTCTAATATTGATTTCTTTCGCCATTTCTTCAATGGACTTTACATTTGAAGGGTCTAAATCTTGATTTCGTGATTCTTTAACATCTCTTCCACTCGATTTAAATTTAGACTCAACACCTTTTTGAACATACTTGTCAAAGGTTTCTTTTAAAGCTTTTAAGTTTTGCTCAGTATCTTCATCAGAATCGCCTAAAAATCTATCAACTAAGGATGTTGGTAAATTTAGTTCCTGCGCTTTACCTAGCGCGTTACTTCTTAACTTCTCACGTTTTGCCTCTGCGTCGCGTTTTTTCTAACTCTTGTTCAAGAGCACTAATACGTTTTTGTTCTTCTGATTGCTCAGGATTACGCTTCCGTACTTCTTGTTCGATTAGATCCTCAAGATTTTTCTCTTTCCATGATTCTAATCCTTTCGAATGATAACGATCTAATTCAGGTTGAATGAATCGTTTACCTTCTTCTGTATCTAAAAAGCCTTTAACGTCATCAACAGACACCGTCTTAAGTCCCTTTAGATAATCTTTTACTTCTTTATCGTCTTTGTGTTCTTCAAAAAAAGACTTAACTTCTTCGATATTCATATATCAAAACTCCTTTTTGCCCTTCGCGTACCCTAACAGTCCGAAAAGTGCATAATAAAAAGCAGTTTAACGACATGCTAAGGTCGATAGATACATTATTTCTTTTTCCTCTTGTGTTTTTCCCACTCACGATAAGTCATGAATGGGATAACTTCATTTTTACCATCGTCTTTACGTGCTCTCATTACAGTTGGCAATTCATTTTCATCAATATAATAAAGTAATTTGCAACGACAATTAATATTCTCTTTCGCACTGTTTACACCAATAAATAGCTTGGGCGCCTGCCCAACACACCCACTTGATTTAAAATTCTGATCTATTTCCACTGATTCCCCATCTAAATGACGATGAGTATCACGTGTTCGTGTATCTTTAGTAGCATGCCAACGTTTCTTCATCTTCAAACCGTTATCTTTAGCAACCATTGCGCTATCAAGTCCAGCTTGTGACATTGCTCTGCCTGCTTCTGTACGAGCCACACGCAATGATTGAGCTTTAGACATGCCGACATCATCACGTATTGCTTTAGCTATCTTAGAGTAACCCTCTCCACTCATAATACCTTGTGTAATGTGCATACGTATCTTTTTCAATACTTCATCACGATGTTTTTGTAGTGTTGGCATTAAACGAATGAACTCAATAGGTTGTTCAATAGCTGATTTGATTACCTCTTTACTCGGAACATCAAACTGCATAGATGTTTGACTCGCCATTTCATATAAATAAAGGCTCATAAGGAATTTTTCTATATAAGCATCTTCTTGTGACTTCTGAATCATCTTAGCTACTTGCCTATAGTCATCAGTCAACATTGTACCTATACGAGTTAACTCCTTATTGAGCCTGTTGTATTTATTGAATTCAGTCCATGTAACATACGCATCATCATTTTGATATTTCTCAAACATATCTGCGATGATTTGTTTTATCTCTTTAAGTCGATTAGCAAATAGTTGTTCTATTGGTTTTTCTGCTTTAGAGATTAAACCCTCGATATACTCATCAATATCATTCTGATTGGTTATTTTGGGATTTGTCATTTGCGTCACCTTCATCTATGTCAGGTAATTTGTCATTAAATTCAAGACTTTCTTTTTCCATTTCGTCTAATTCGTAATCAACATCATCAACTAGTTGTGATTGTCCTAACCTTGTTCGTTCTGAAACTTGTCCCTTCAGGTTAATTAGCACTTGTGATTCTTCTAACTTATTAACTGGAATGTTTCGAGTGAACTTAAATATCAGATTTAAATAACTATCATCATTTAAGTTGTACCCTTTACGCTTTAATGCAGATAAAATAACTTTGAATTGATACCTCAACATAGCTGTCATCTTACGCTCAAACGTCATACACTTGTTCTCTAAAGCCATAAGTTTAAGTTTCATTCCAATGATAGGTACATTTCCGTTAAACTCGTCAGAATTAAAGTTTACTGACTTTGCAAAACGCATGATATTCTTTTCGATTCGATCTAAATGGTTCTCAATCATTGTGTCATTTACATCTTTTGTTAAGTATTTAACGTCCATATCTTTGTCGAACAACTCAAATGCGCCACTCTTTTGTGTTTCTTGAATCATTTCTTCACTCATACCCATACCGCGTAACACAAGGTATGCTAAACGTGTCTGACTAATCTCACTTGATGCATCGCTCATTGTTAAATCATATGCGTCAATTAAGTGAATAACCTTTTCAGCATCTCCTATCATCTCTTTGTTGTTAGGTACACCAAACAATGGATTGTAATCAAATAAATGTTCATATCGTCCAACTTCTTGCAAAGCGTCAATACCTTCTCCTCGAAATACATAATAATAAGTATTATCGTAAAACTCTGCGTACACATAATCAGTGCCATTATCATCATCTTTTTCATAAAAGTAGCGCAATGAGTATGTAGGTTCTAAAATATTGTCGCCAACAAAAATAACATTATAGGGATCTATATTCTTAATCCTAATATCACCATTCGTATCAATATATGCTAACCTAGCACCATATCCGCAAATTGCTGCCATTTTACCTATTTCAGAATCCTCATCATCAACACTATTTCTAATGGCAAAGTTGGTTATAAACTTTTTCAACTTTTCGTTTTTTTCTGCGTTTTCATCTAAATCATAAGTAACAGGAACACCATGTAAATAACCAACACGTGTATCAACAATTTCGCTGTCAAAAGAGTTGTTAAGTTTGTTATTAACAGACACGTCTAATCGCCTTACATTTCCACCAGTTTCAAAATCTTCTTTTTCTTCAATTGGTCGACGTTTGAATATTGGTACATAGTCAATATGTGTCTTGTATCTATTATAGAGATTAACCATTCTCTCTCTATCGTCTTTATGTGACTCTATTAGAGCCTCAATATGCTTAGGCAATATTCCTTGTGCTTCAATATCATCTATTAACTTATACAATGTCATTTCCCCCTCCTTAATCGTTCAGGTTTAGTATGTGTGTATATGGCATATCTTAACGAGTCCAACACGTCATCAAATTCTTTTATAGGCTCTCCGTTTGTAGGGTGCCAAACATATTTAAATACCTCTTGCTTAAACCTATCCATATTATCATAAAGAACAAGTAACTTGTTTTGTTTGAACAACTTAGCAACTTCCTCTACACCCGATAGTTTACTTTTATCAGCGTTAATTGCACGTAATCTATGTCTTCTAAATTCAGTGATGTATTCAGGTCGTGCAGTATCGCAGTAAAAATTAATATTGCCATATCTACTTACAATATCTTTTGCAATAACCACCCAATCATCAATAAACTTAAATTGGTGTGCGTGCTCCTCAATAAAATAAAAGTTACCATCTATACCTCGTCCTATTAACACAATAGATCCATAGTGCTCGTAACCCCAGTCGACACCAGCAAAGTATTCTTTGATAGGTATGTCGTCCAGTTCATCTGCTTTAATCGTATTCTCATTCAAATCAAAGTCGGCATATACTACACCGTCACCAGACACCCACATACCGTTGATATTACGTTCATAGAACATACCTGATGGTGTTGAAGCCTTAATAGACTCTTTATATCTATCATTAAGAAAGTTATTGTCATCGAGCTTAAATTGGTGACTCAGTATACCTGCTTTAGGATCTGTATTTTCAATATAATCTTTCAACAACCAATGCTCGGGATGGTCAGGGTTGGTATCTACCAATATTCTTGCACCAGTTCCACTACAACGTGACTTAATCTCGTCAAACACTTCTTCATGCGCTAACGACGCTTCGTTGATATATGCACCAAACGATGTCATACCACGTATAGCTCCTATACCACTTACTTTACTGTGACCTGTCTGAACCACTTGAACGCCAAATAACATGAATGAATTGTATTTATCAAAATTAAACTCAATGCCATATTTGTTAGTTAACTCTATTAGTACGTTTTTTTGAATCGTACCTAATGTTGCACCAGCAAGTATATATTGAGGTGTCTCAATTCCTTCTTCGTCTGCTATCTTTCGCACGCGCATTAACTCACGTAAAAATAAGTCATTATTTAATATTGTTTTACCTGTACGCTTAGCTCCGTGATTAATCAACATAAACCAATCTTGTTTTTGCGTTTGCTTCAATATTTCAATTTGTTTGTCCGTATATAAAGATTTAAGTTTATTCATTGACGATCACTTCCGTTATTGCGTCGTGAAGTTGTTTGATTTTATCTTCTGTGCTACTGTCACCTTTATCTATTTGTTCAATCTTCTTCTCAAGCATCTTAATCTCAGTTTCTATTTTCTTGTTAGCTAAAACTTCGTTACCTAACGTCATTCTATTCATACCATCTAAACTAGCGAGGAATGCATCAGCTGTCGCTTTCTTCACTCCCTCTATTTCAATGTCATTCTTAGCTACATTCTTTAGCCACTCATATTCTTCAAAAGCCTTTTGGCGTGTCCATTTTGATTGTTCAGCTGCTTCTTGACGCAATTCTTCATACCTATCTAAAATCGCACTATTCTTACTCAACTCAAAAGCTCGGCTATCTATATAATTATCACTTTTACCTTTAGTCGAATACCCTGCGTCAATATATGCTTTCCGTTGGCTCTTGCCCTCGATGAGTCCTAATACAAACTTTTCTTGCTTCGGTGTTAATTTAATCAATTGTTTTCACTGTATCACACGCCTTTACGTTAATTACTCTAGTTATTTTAAATATAAAAAATGCCCCTACATCTTGTGCAGGAGCTACGTTCAATAAATGTGAAAGGAGGAAAATAGTTATGACTCAAAATGCAAGAATTAAACTACCCACCATATAGGCAGGTAGTAAGTGATTAATAGCGTAACATATCATCTTTTATATGTTTGTCACTTCTCAATCACATCGATGAGAACATCTGTTGTGGCTATTACCCCACGTCTTAAGATAATTCTTACAAGTCAATTATATAAAATTAATTCACAGTTTAAAAATAGTGTCATTTTCGTCATTTCTGTCATTTTTGTCATTTTCGTCACTGTAGTAGATAAATCTTTTCTGCCAACTCATCACGGCGTGCTAAGAAGTTGTTTCTATTCAATTTAGAGTTAGGCATCTTCTTGATAATTGCGTCCCTGTTATAACCTTTCTTCAATAACTCTAAGAAACAAAAGTCAACGTGCCCTAATCTCTGTTGTGATTGATTTATAAACTCAACCTCTTTTAACATCTGCGCATACCTTTTATTTGCTCTCTCAAGCCTCACAACAACGTCTTCAACCTTACTTGAGTTTTCCCCTTGTGGTTTTGGTAACGTTGCTTGTATGCCATATTGTGCGATTGAATTGCTATCATATTCCGGTATTACATCAGCTAACACATTACACTTCATTTTATGTGTGCCTATCATATTAACTATTGACTCTTTGCTATACATCTACTCTGACACCTCCGCCCTCATCAAATCAGACTGATCGCTCAACTTTGCGAAGTCACTCGGCGCCTCTGCATCATCATTAGCCGTCATCATAATATATACTTGCTCAGTTACATACTTGCCTAGCTCATACATCGCTAGTAAGAATAATAATCTTAGTATTTGTTTAATCATCATTGTCATCTCCAGTATCAATTAAACTAGGCATCATTCTTAACATAGCCCTTAATTCATGTTCATTCATATTAGCCATCATAGGACTGTAAAATTCACTGTCTTTATCATTAATTTCTTTAATGAAATCATCTTCAATCTTAGCTTTTTCTTCAGGTGTTTTATTTTTATATTTTTTGATTATTTCAGTGTACTTTTTCGGGAATTTCATTTTAGGAATATTAATCATCGTCTGCCTCCTCAACATTGATCCCAACTATATAACCTTTGTTCAATACAAGTTCTCTGCCATAATCTTTTTCTATCGTTAAATAGTCATCATCATTTCTAAAATTGTCCAAAACAAATACTATTTCGTTAAATAATTCATCTTCATGTAATATCAAACTACTACCGTCATGTAATAAAATTCTCAGCTGATTCATTTCCCACGCTCCTCAATAAGTGTGATTGATTCAATCGTATCTGTTTTAATATACGTTGGCTATTTGATTATATTACTTACGTAAATAAAACCATTAAAATTTACCGTTCTTTCAACATATTTTTCAAAAGGTTCAGCCGTTTTTACAAAATAAACTCCACCTGAAATAGTTTTAATTTTAACTTCCGTCATTTCCCACACTCCCTTATATTTTCAAACAACTGACCTAATTTAATAACTGCATCCCTTTTAACTTGTGCCTCGTACTTCTCTTTCGCTTCTTCTTTACTCTCTGCTTCAACAACTGTAAACCTTTGATTGCTCTTAGCTCGAGTTATGTGCGTATGCTTACGTCCTGTTGAATCTTTAAATGTTGTGACTAAGTATTGCGTCACTTCCCCAAAACTTCCTTGACTCTATCTAAGATGTCTTTACACGTATCCTTTTCCTGCGTCTGCTGTTCCATCTTGTCTTTCGTGGTTCCTTTTCATTTTCTTTTTGTATGCGTCAATGAGTTGGTCGATAGAATATAAGTTGTAAGCTATGTCTATCACTATTACAATTGCCAATTGGTCGGGATAAAATTCTTTGAATATTATCTGTGGTGTACTAACAACTGCGTCTTGAGCAAATTCTTTATCTTTAAAATTAAACATTTTGTGAAATTCTGTATTTTTAAAACTTGATTCAATCGCTTCTTTTATCTCTTCTGATGACACTCCTACTTGATTCGCAATACTCAATCCAAACGCCAACATGTCAGCTAATTCATCAAGTTGTACGTCTAACGGCTTACCTGGTTTCTTCTTCCAGTTCTTAAACGTTTCCAATGTATTAAACCATTCAAAGAATTCAACTACATATGCTATTTTGCTATCTCGTAAGTTCAGCGTCGGTATTCTATCGTCGAACTCCTTTTGTATTTGTAAAAGTTCTTTTAATTGATCTACTGTTAAATTATTCATTTATTCGTTATCTCCTATCGTTTTAATTCCTCAATAAATTTAAGCACTCTATCAATATCAATCTGTTCACTTTCTGACTTGCGTTTATTCAACCAATAATCTAACTCGTACCACCAGTCGTCGTTTAAATACTTTTCTTCTAGCAATGCATCACGTTGGTCGATGATTTCAAGCATTTACTCGTCCTCCAAAAATTCAAAATATCTTTCAATCTCATGCTCGTTAGCAAAGTAATATCTAGGCGTCTTATGAGATTTAGGATTAATCCAAATAATGTAAATAGGTATCCTTTGAAATGATAAAAATCCAGTTAATAACACTTCTTCATTAAAAATTTCAAAGAAACCTAATTCTTTTTGAACCTCTTTCACATTATCTTTTGTTACGTATACCGACTTTAAGTTTTTATTTTTGATAACTGGGTGCGGCACCACATTTTTTAATCGTTTCCATTCCACTCACTCGTCCCCCTTAATTAGATAAATTGGTTTAGTAATAAAATCTATAATGCTAATAACTGAATCATCGGACAGTTTATAATGTGTATCTCTAATATCTCCGACCAATTGCACAATCTCTAGACTTTCGTTTGTTTCATGGTTATATACTTTATCTCCTACACTAATACTCATTTTCCTGTTCCTCCTCATATTTATAGACAACTTGACCTGCCATAATCCCTACTGCTTCATCAAGTTCAACACCTTCTTTAACTGAATGTTGAATAGCATTTGTCATTCCATCAAGTATTTCATCAAACGCTTGCGCTTTCTTATACACGTCTTCAACCTCTTTTAGTAATCCCTCTGTGTCATTACCGTTATAGGCACTAGCACTGATAATTGATTGTTCAATTTGTTCGCGGTTATTCATCATTTCCATCTCCTCTAAAATAAAGTTAGTTGCTTCTGCTCCTCGTATTCCAAACCATGTTGCTTTATATATGTTTCGAGCTCTTCTGCTGTATCAAATGTCTTTTTCACGCCTTGCCAACCTGGTACGATATGACCGTGAAAGTAATAAGTGCCATTTACTACATGGATATGTGCCACTCGTTCGTTATCCTGATACAGATATCTCTTAGATCCAAAGAATTGATTTAGGTATTCTTTGCGTGCGTTATCTGTCATGATCTACTTCTTAACTTTCACGAATATGTCGTTTTCCATCAGGTAGCACGCATAACGTCCTCTTGGATGTTTCTGAGGCACATTAAACAAATGTGGCTTCTTTCTTCTTAGCTCAGCCTCTTTACGTCGTTGCCTAGCTATTTCACGTTCTCTAGCCTCTCGTTGCATAATTCTGGCTAACACGATTTCTTTATACTCAGCTAAGCGCATACCATAAGGTGCATGTAAGGCTTCTAACAACGCCCAGCCACCACGTACTCTTTTTGCAACCATTCCAGGAGTTAAACCGTTCTTTTTTATCAATTCATTTTCATGTTCGGTAAATTTATATGGTTTACCGTTAATCTTTACGATACTCATTTATTCCACCTCTATATATGCATGTCTTATTGTTATGTTGTCATACTTTAGTAATTCATCCGGATTGTCATCTAAGCGCTTTGCTAGCATATCTTTTTCATCATCCACATCATCAAAATGCTGATAATCAACTTCTGTAGGTATTCTTATATCAATCGTTGCGTTTATATATGCTTGTTGTTGCATTAGATCACTTCATTTCTCTTTTGCGTTCTCGTCTTGCTTTAATTAATTCCTCGTAAGTAATCCATGTTTTGCCTGTGTACTTAGGTGCTTTACATATCCACGTTAAATTCACATCTCTATACTGATATCTGAATATCTTCGCTTTGATGTTGGCAACTTCAGTCGCCTTACCTTTAACATCTAAAACTTCGACCAGTTTGCCATCCTTCCACAAAGAGAAATCAGCTATATACGTAATCGGTCTTTGTTTCCCAAATTTAGGTTGTAGTTCGAATTTCGGTTGTATTTCGATACGATCATAGTTAGTGCCATTCATATTACTTTCTAAATATTGGTAATATTCACACTCTACTTTGCTATCAAATACAATTCCTTTGTACTCAACTTTCTTAGCGTTGTATTTACTCATCGTCCACCTCTAAATATCAAATATCGTTGCTTGTAAACCTAGCTCTTGCTCATATAGAAGTCCGTGAGCGCCTTTAAATCGTTTTAGGTCACTATCAGTCATAATTTTCTTTTCGTCGCTGAAATGGGCTCCTGTGAGAGAATAAACTTCATTTACGTTGTCTTTATACTTGATGACCTTAATATCTTCCGTGCCATCTTCTCGGTATAAGTAATATTTTTCTTTCGGCATTTTTAACACTCCTTAATATTCGACGACAGCGGGGCGTGTGTGACGTTCTGCAAGTTTTTGGATAAATAGGTCATATAACTTATTTTCATCGCCCTGTGCCTCGTCTATGAGTTTCTGAGCGTACATATCTGAACACTCAAGTTTAATTTTCAAAAATTCTTTGGTTACCATGCGTCTCGCTCCCTGAAATCGTCTCCGATTACTCTTACTTTTCTTGCATTGTGTTTCATTCTTGAATTGATACGTTGCCAGTTCATATTTTGATTTAGTTCTTTATCACTAAAGTTAGTTGTAAAGATGTTGTTTTTACCTACTCTGTTATCAACAATGCTGAAAAGTTTGTTTAAAGTATGTTCTGTGTTCTCTACACCCATATCATCTAGTACAAGTAAATCAATATCGCTTAACAATCTGACTAACTCGTCTGTAGTCTCTACTGCATTTTTGTTGTATGTCGCTTTGATACGATCCATCAACATTGGTATGTGCATAAAAGCAACCGTATGCCCTTTAGCTTTGACTGCTTTTGCGATAGCGTATGCTAGGTGGCTTTTACCAGTTCCGTATGAACCTTGCAATATTAATGATTTTGGTTCTTTTGTAGAGAAGCCTTGTACGTACTCTATTGCTGTTTGTTTAGCGTGTACTTGTTTTTCATTTTGTGGCTTGTAGTTTTTGACTGTTGCATCTCTTAAAGACGGATTAACGTTTGATTGATTGAATATGTTGTTTATCTTCCGTTGCTTGTTTCGCTTATATTCCTCATAGATTTCACATTTGCAACCGTCTTTATACTCGTAACCATTCGGGTGTTTTTTAGTAGGAGCAAACTTATATAAGTCGTATTCACTTCCACATCTCTCACATTTCAATCCTTTTTCGACATGAGTAGGTTGATATTTTTTCAAGCTTTCGTTTATCTTTTCGCTGAATAGTGGTTTCATAATATCCCCCTAATCCCAATAACTTTCGTCGTACTTCATGCGTTCCAATTGATCCGTGCCAGTTGGTTGTATTTTTTGATTGAGGTACCCCTCAAATTTACTGCCAAAAAGTGTTTCTGGTCTAAGGTATTTATCGCTATCCGTGTTTAACCATTCAGCTGTTTTGATATCAATCACCTTTTTAAAATCCTCCAACCTAAAATCTTGATTCCATCTTGCTTTAATAAAATCTTTTGTTTTAGCTGTATTATGTTTAAAATGCTTTCCTGCTTTTTTATTTAAGTATTCGATAATTTCTTTATAGGGAATGGAAGACACCGTCGGGTTGCCCGACAATATACTTCCTTCATTATTAGTATTGTTATTATTAGTTAAATCATTATTAGTACTATTATTATTAGTAGTATGCGATTTACCATTAACGGTTTTTCCATTGTTGGTTTTACCGTTAACGGTTTTTCCAACGTTGGAAAATCGAATGTGGTGCGGTTGCTCATATACTAAGTACTCATAACCATTTAACCTACCACTTTTATCACGTTTTCTACTACGTTGAATGTATCCAATTTCTTCCAGTTCCTTGATTCCACTCTTTAAACCGCTAAGTCCATCAGTTGAATGTTGCTCTAGTTCTGTTTCGTAAATTTGCCAGTTATCAGGTCGACTTAACAAATAAAGTAGAATACCTTTAGCCTTCCAACTTATATTAGAATCATGTATAAAATCTTTGTGTACTGTGACAAAGTTACCTGATTCTTTGTAAACTCTAAATGTTGCCATTTCGTTATCTCCTTTCTGGTATAATTTTGTTATCGCTACTGCGTTAGATTGGGGGTGAATAAAATATGGAAAAACCTTATATGTTAACATATGATTTAAACTCACCCGGACAAAAATATGAGGAATTGAGAAATGTTATAAAAAAGGAAATTTCTAATGGTCATTGCAATTATTGGAAATCTTCATTTTTATTCCGTTCTTCTTTATCAACTTCAGAAATGATAGAAAAGTTGAAACCTTATCTCGATTCTGGAGATAAGCTGTTTGTTACAGAAATAGTCAATAACAAACAAGGGTGGTTAACAAAAGAACAATGGGATTTTATCAACCATAATATTTTTATTTAGGTTCTTTTATTGAATCTTTTGTTATATCAGGAAAACCTTTAGAATCCTCAGGGGTAAATTTTTTAATTTTTTTAGCGCTTCTAATCTCTTCCGCCAAGATGACGATTAGGAGTGCTATTTTTATTATTCTTAGTCTATTCATTCCTTTTTCTCTCCTTTCAGCATTTTATTGAGCCTCTCATCAACTTTTATCCACGAGTCATGCAAGTGGTATTTATCATTAAACGACTTAACGCCAATCGCATGTTGCTGGTTATGATGTTCGCGACATAACGCTAATACATGTTTGTCGTAGTGATTCATCTTGTTTCTGTTCATGCCTCTACCTACTGCTTCGTAATGCGCTAGGTCAGCGTGAGGCTTCCCGCATATTACACAGTTGCGGTTAACAGTTGACCAGTATAAGAATGATTTATCTTGTTTCAGTAGATTACTCGTTTTGTAGCTAAGTGGTATGTCATTGTAGAACGTCCAGTCAAGCGTTGCTTCAATGATTTGACTTGCTTGTGTTCTCGTACAATTACTTAGCGAAATACGTTCATCATAGCCGTAGTACGTTCTTACAAACTCGATGAACATATGTCTCATATAGTCCATTGGTTGACCTGTATGTTCTTCTATGTCTTTGACAAGCGCGAATATTTTTCGACGTTGCTTGCCGGTAATTTGAAACGGATCTATAACGTTTACATCTACTTCTACATCAAACCCGTTATCAAGTAGTAATGTTTCTTTATTGCCTAATTCAACATCCGAGATGACAACTGTTGTTGTGCCGTCGTCTTGAGTGATATAACTAGTAATTTTCGGCATTTAATCATTCCAATCAGAACGGTAAGTCATCATCAGTAATCGCAGTGGTATTATCAAAAGGATTATTACCAGTTTGAGTTTGTCTTTGTTGATGATAATTGTTGTTTGGTTGTTGGTTGTTATTCTTCGGTTCTAAGAATTGAACACTGTCCGCTACTACTTCTGTCACAAATACACGTTGCCCGACTTTATTTTCGTAGCTACGTGTTTGTAGTCGCCCGTCTACACCTGCCAGCGACCCTTTAGAAAGGTAGTTTTTAACATTTTCAGCTTGTTTCTTGAACACTACTACGTTTATAAAATCTGCTTCACGCTCGCCTTGAGCATTCGTGAATGTTCTGTTTACTGCCAATGTGAATGTACCTACATTTACGCCATTTGGCGCGCTTCTTAATTCTGAGTCTTTTGTTAAGCGTCCTACTAATACTGCTCTGTTTAACATTATTGTTTCTCCTCACTATCCAATTGTTTTAATCCCGCATCTAATTTTTGGTGTGCTTCTGCGATTTGTTTTTGACTTAATTTATTAATGTTAGATATTTTTAGCCATCTCATCGTTTTATCGATAGTTGCATCTCGCCCTTTTTCTTGAGATAAGTTCACGAACTGATTGATACGCTCTTCTAATTCTGTAATATCGTTGTCACTTGCACTTGGTAGTTCCTCGCCGTTGTAGATATATAAGCCTAAACCGTGTAAAGCCGAAGCTTTAACAAAACATCGTTTTTGCGCTTTGTTAATATCGAAAGTTGTTGCACTACCTTTAGCAAGCGATTTATTTCTAAAGTCCAATACTGGAAGCCACTCAGTCTCTGTACTATCTTTCACAGTCACAGATACCTGTACAAAATAGCCTTCTGGTGTAGCCAAATAAGGTACAAAATAATTTTCTGTGTTAATATCTGGATGTGGAAACTCGTGTACTTTTACTGTGTAGTTTGGGTCAATCTTTTTCAGCTCTTGGTGTGCATATGACCATGCTAGATAAGTTAATCCATTTTTTTGTTCTGTATGATCATTCACGTTTTTACTGTTCAACTGTTCAAATAATGTTTGTTCAGTCATGTTCTACCTCCTCGTACTCAATAGTTTCTGTCACTGTTTTCTTGATTGCTTTGTGATAATCCATATTGATACTCGCTTCTTCCATACCGTTAAACTCCCTAGCTCTATTTCTATTTGTGGAGTAACTAATATCTGAATTGTTATCGGTTGGTTTGTTAGTTATATAAATTGGCATATCCCTATGACGAATGATATAAGTTACAGTCTGCTTCATAGCGACCTCCTACCATCTCATGACTAAGTTAATTAGTCTGTCCTGTTCGTCTGTGTTCTCTTCAATCCATTCATCTATTGCTTGGTTGAATAAGTCTGATGCCATATCTAAGTCATTCTCATCTACGACATAAGCATGTTTAATTGGTACGTTGTTCATATCTTTAACTTGTATTGATATGCCCATATGACCTTTTAAAATGAATAGCTTAAAATCGAATCCGTTAACATGAATATTTTTGCGTATGATTTCGCCTATTTCGTAATACATCTTGACTTCCTCCGTTTTTCATTTTATATTTAACTTGAAATTTTTCTTAAGTGCTTGATACTGTTACTTGTTGGCGCAAGTAGCAGTTTTTTTTATTCTTCATAAAAGTATTCTTTATAAAATATGAATGTTGCGATACTTGCGAATCCCGCAATTGACCATGCTGTAGTGAAGTACAACAATGGCATAAGCACAATCGCTAAGACTGTGAAGCATAATACTGCTAATAGATAGCTTTTATAAATGTTACTCATTTTCTTTTTTCAACTCCTCCATTATTCTCTCGTCTGATAAGTCGTGATAAGGGAATTTTTTCCTAGCTAATTGGACTGGTATTCTGCCTCGTATCGCAATGTACCCTTCGTCTTCAAGCTCTTTATTCAGTTCTCTTATTATTTGTCCTGCTTTGGATTTAGAAACAGATAAAATTACCGCAAGCTCTTTAGCTTGCAAACTATTTTTCATCATATCTATTCCTCCTTTTTATTTTTGTGTTGTGTATAATTTAGTTATCTCCTAGTGAAAGGAGGTGGATAATATGTCATATAGTGAATATGAACAGCTTTACTATAAAATTGTTAATGAAGCTGATGAACTATACGGTGGTCAAAGTGAACACTTCAAAAAGAACCTTCAAAAACTTACAGAGAATGCTGATGAAGGTGTTTCCAGTGAAAAGATTTACTCTACCGCTTTACATGAGTCACTTGAGTACCAACGAAACTTCATCTTCTTAGAATTAGGAAAAGTTCTCTTTAGTAAAGTCGGAAAACGCCTTAAGTAGTTTTATTCCTGAATCAGGATCACTGTGTCGCTCAATCGTTTCTGCTGTAGACTCTTTACTAAAATCATTCCGATTGATTACAGGCTTTCTCGTATTTCGTTCAATCTTCCAAACCTTCCACGTCACAACTGTCATTGTGATGAGGAGGGTTGTTTTATATAGTGTGTTCATTTTTAATTCCTCCTATTAAGTAGTTTGAGTTTCACCTAAAAACTTATTAACAAAGTATTGTTGTCCTTTGCCTGTTACTTTTGGCGTCTTACTAATTGATGTGTGACCGTCTGAATGTGTGATTGATGTTTCTTTAATTTCGAACAACTCACGCTCCATTGAGTACTGTGTAGGCATGTTATAATCCACACCCTTGCGTTTAATAAGAAATCCGTTTTGACGTAACCATTCGAACAATCTGCGTTGCCCGATGTTTATACCGTTTTGTTTAATGATCTTTGCTAACTCTCCAACTAAAATTGATGTCTTAGTAGTAGCTACTGCATCTGCAAATACAATTTTTGGTTTATCACGTTCAATCTTTGTTTCTAATTGATTGATTGTGTTGTTAGCAATTTTTAATGCACGTTGCATAATCATTTCTGGACTGTTCCATGCTTTCTCAACTTGGATGAAATATTGTCTTGCACGTTTACCAGGTTCACTACGTTGAATCATTGCAATCTCTTTTGCAGTGTCTAGTGTTAGAGCGTGGTCAGTCATATTTTGATAACCACCTTGGGTAAGACATTTTTGGGTCACCCTTGTAAAATCGATATTTTCTTCAAAACCATACTCAGACATTCTGTTAAACCACTTCTTATATTCAGTCTTAACTTCTAATGCTTGATGAAGTTCTCGACCACTTATTGCGATTTCTCCATTTTCTTTTTCTTGTATGTTGAACATTTCTCCGATGTTCGATTTTGTTTGTAATGCTTGCATTTTATTTCTCCTTTACATTAGCGATATCAATTTGTAGTGCATCGCATATTTTTTTTTACTGTGAGGAAACCGGGGTTTTTAACTTCTGTTTCGATAGATCGAATTGTCGAGTTTTGTAATTCTGTTAGCTTCGCTAGTTGATAGCGTGTTATCCCCTTTTCTTCTCTCAATTCTTTTAAGTTCAGCATCTTAACACTCCTTATTGCTTGTAACGGAATTTCGTTATATACTTATCTCAACCCCACATAAACTGGGAGGTGATGGCCTTGCTTATGCGAGGTTTTAAATCACCCTGTGGTTCTATAGATAAGTAAATCTAAATTCAGAGCATCGTTTGTTGTGCTCCATCGCCAACTGAGGCGTTAAAAAGGTATGCGTACTGTAAGGTAGTAACTTATAGGACGCTAGACTTTGATTGAACACCTAAGCTCATTACAGGGCTGGGGACGATACCAGCAAAACTTGAGCTGTTAGTCGTGGCGACTAGAATCAAACAAAATTTCCGTAGCACATGCTTTCCACGACAAAGCATGTGTTTTTTTTATTGGAAACAAAATGTTTGTAATGCTTGCATAATATTTATGCTCCTTTCGTGTATAATGTTGTTATCAACCTAAGGAGGTGATAAGTATGTCTGATAAAGAAATAGCTTTAGAATTAACTAAAAGTTACTTAGAACATTTAAATGTGCGAGCGAGTAGTAATAATACACATCATTCGCATACCACTGCTGAAAACACAGAAAAAATGTATCAACATTTCTATAACGTAGTATCTAAACTAGGTAACTCTGGTAAATAGTTTTTATTTTGGAGATGTAAGAGGTCTATTGTCGTTAGTAATTCCTCTTCGCTCCATTTTTCTTTTTCTGCTAGTTCGATGATTTTTACTGCTATTTCATGAATCTTTTTTAAATCTTGCATTTGTTTTCCTCCTATTAAGATGTGACTTTTTCTTTATTCGAAATCTTCAATTGACAAGTTTTCAATTCGTTTTTGGTAACGATATAAATAGAAGTTCTTTAACATGTTATACATTCTGCTAGCTTCATCGTATTCACTCTCTTTCAAATCAGAATTAAGCGTTACACCAAAAGCTGATAATGTAAGTTTTCTAATGTGGTCGTGAATTTCACTAGCGTATGCTTTGTAATTTTCATAACATCCTATTCCGTGTTGATATTTCTTCAAAGATAATGGATGTCCTAAGCCGAGATTGTCAGCACCTCTTAAACGTTCTGTATAAGCAAACTTTTTATTAATTTCATCAAAATCGTTATGGCTGATTCTTACTTTGTTGAAAATTGAACCTGAACTGATTGGTTTCTTGCCGTTTATAGCCTCTCTAACTTCTTTCGCTATAATTTCTTTCAACTCTTCTTTAGTTAATGTGATTTGTTCCATAGTGTCCTCCTTTATGTTGTTTGTTTTTCTTTTATACGTTTCATTTTTGAGACGTTTTGATTAAAAAAATAATCATCCATACTTATTTTTAAAACAGTACATATTGCACTAGCTTCATCAATAGTAAAGTTGCTTTTATTTTTATTTATCTTTTGACTGAATCTAGCAGGGTTCATACCAATCATATCTGCAACTTGTTTGTGTGTATATTCGCTCTCATCAATGAAGTTCCTCAAATTCTGATATCTAACTTTATTCACTTTTCCATCCTCCTTTCGTCTCATTTATGAGATTACACTAACCACTATACAAGCTGTTAGTTTAGGTGTCAACAAATAAATTTCATTTTTGAGAAATAAATTTGTGAAATGTGTTGCAAAAATGAGAACAAACTTATATAATAAGTTTGTAAAATACAAATTAAGGAGTAAAATAAATGTCAAATTTCCCTAGTAACTTAAATACTTTACGAAAGTCTCGAAACTTGTCTTTACAAGAATTAGCAACCAGACTAAATGAAAAATACGAAGTTAAATTTTCAAAAGCATCAATCGACAGATGGGAAAAAGGTCTAACTAGCCCTTCTATGGAACACGCAAGTGCTTTAGCAAATTATTTTAATGTATCTTTAGATGAATTAAGCGGACTGAAAGCTATGGAACCTGACAAACATCAAACTATGGCAGCTCATCTTGAGGGGGAATTAAAACAAGAAGATGTAGACTATATTATGGGATTAATTGACAGATTTAAAAAGAAAGATTAAACAGCAAGGGGTAAGGTTTTGATGTCGAGATATGAAAAAATATTAATTGAAAATGACCACATAGAAGTAAAAGATTTTGTAGAGCTTCCAGAGGGATATGCAGGTTTTTATTCAGATGGAATTGTGCTTATAGACAATAAATTGTCAGAAACACGCAAGGCTGAAGTATTATATGAGGAACTTGCCCACCATAAGTTGACGTATGGCAACATTTTAGATCAATCAAATTTCAACAATCGCAAGTTCGAAAATTACGCAAGACGACACGGTTTTATCTCAGCTGTTCCGTTACGTGAAATTGTTGAAGCTTACAATTATGGCGTACGTAACTTGTATGAGTTGTCTGAGTATCTACAATTAAGCGAAGAATACATATTAGAAGCAATAGAACAATATAAAAAGATATATGGTATTGGAACTCACTATGGCGAGTATTCTATTACATTTGAGCCGTTGAGAGTTTTTAAATTGCATCATATTGATTAACAGCGCCTATGTGGCGTGAGGAGGATGAGGGATGGAAGAGAATAAAACTTTAAAAGAATACTTGCGTAATTTTTTAGAAGGTTACAAATATGTAGTTGAAAACAGATACATTTATCAGTTTAGTAGTAATCCGGAAGCCTTCCCATTCATGAGAAAAGACGATTACAAGATTTCGATATTTTATCTAAATCAATCTTTTTTTGAAGAACCTTGCATCGTTGTTATCTCAAATGACAGTAAATTAAAAGAAATATATAATTTTCGTAATACTGATATCAAACATTTGTCTAAACACTTTACTTCATACATATATGATTCTAAAAAGTATGTAGAAGAACAATCCGGATTATTAGATTTTAATAACTACATTTATTACACGTCTATTTACTACGGAAAATATATCGGGACTGTAATAATACAAAACAATTTAGATTTATTTTTTAATTATGGCAAACGATTAGCTAACGATCATTACAATACATTGATATCGAAGTCGAAAGAGAAATTGATAAACAAAGCACATGATGAAATACAACCGTTCAACCACTTAGATTTAAATAGCATGAAAAAGATTGTTGATGATATAACTTTTTCTTATCAAATAGAACAAGGATTACAAGCTTATAAAAGGGAGTTGTATTTGCCAGCTGCAGCAACCTTTGCTGTTGCTATAGAGACGTTTTTAATCAAATTAAAAAAAGTGAATAAAATCAAACATAAAGACACCGATTCAACTATGTACACCAAATTATTAGGAGAATTAACTAAAGAGGGTAAAGTGAATTATAGAACCAAAAAACGGGTAGAAATTGCTTATAGTATGAGAAATATAATCAACCATTCACAAGCCGGTGCAGTAGCCAAAGGTGATTGCGACTTCCTTTTAAACACACTAAAGGACATCGTTGATGAAAACGAAAGAATATTAACCGAATACAGTAAATCAATTAATAAGACGGAATAAATAGATATCCTTGTATTCGGACTCTATTTTTAACATAATTTGTTCATAAATTTTTAATTTAAGTTCTTGTTCATCGTCATAAATATCAAATTCACTACTATAATTTTCAACTGATTCTTTTATATAAGCTATTTCTGCGTCAGTAAACTTTACGCACATTTCATCACCTACTTTTTATTTTATTATATCACATTTAGTACCTAGTACTAAATTTCGGGTAGCTCGCCTACCCTTATTATTTTTTTGCCAATTTTGAGGAGGGAGAAGCAAAATGCCAGTATATAAGAATGATAATACAGGTAAATGGTATTTTTCCATTAGATATAAAGATGTATACGGTAATAACAAACGTAAGATGCAACGCGGTTTTTCAACTAAGCGTGAAGCTAAGAGAGCAGAGGCTATTTTTTTGAATGACGTAAACGAAGGATATAGTGATTCGAAAACATTTGATTATGTTTTTCATCACTATTTAGAAAATAGCGATTTGAGACCTAAAACAAAACGACGCAAACAAAATGAATATCATAAACACTTTAAAGCTAAGTTCGGGCACATAAAAATGAATAAGATAACACAAAATCAATGCCAAGAGTTTCGTAAATATCTAATAGAGAATGTAGCATCAACAAATTCTGCTCGTACAATTTGGTCAGGTTTTAAAGTTGTAATTAATTATGCTAAAAAATACTTTGGATTACGTACAGATCCAACAATATCAATTAAACCTATTCCGCGTGTAAAGCCAAAACCTAAGTTTATGATGCGTGAAGAATTTGAAGAAAGAATCAAAGACATTGAAGAGCAAGATTACAGAGAGTTATTTACATTAATGTTTTATACAGGTTTAAGGATTGGCGAAGCTATGGCTCTTGTTTGGACAGACTACAATAAATACAAAAAAGAGATATCCATAAATAAAACAATGGACATCTCTAATAGAACTATATATCCGAGACCAAAAACAGATAGTTCAGAGGATATTGTTCCTTTACCTAAATTCATCAATACAATGTTAACTGAACGACATCAACGTGAAAAAGAGTTAAACAAATATTTTGATGAACGTAGTTATTTTATTTTCGGAGGAATGGCTCCCAAACATTACAGTCATGTTCAAAAGAAATTTCAAAAAGCTTTCCCCCATTATAACATTCACGCGTTAAGACATTCTTATGCATCTTATCTTGCAAATAATGGTGTAGATATTTTCGTTTTACAGTCACTCATGAGACATGCTCAAATCACTGAAACGATGGGCACTTACAGCCATTTATATACTCAGAAAAAACACGATGCAATAGCCATTTTTGACAAGTAA